TTGAACTAAAAATTGAGTCACTTCCTTTAATTCCTGAATTACATGCAGGTTGATTACTAGCTCCCCCTGCTCCAACTGTAATTGGATATCCTGTTGCTGTTACTGGTAAACCAGTAGTTGTTGGACTTGGATAATTTTGTCTATATCCTCCTGCACCACCTCCTCCACCATAAATACCACCGCCCCCTCCTCCAGCGACAACCATATATTCTACTGAAATTGATCCTAGTGGATTACCAGCACAAGATACACAAAATGTTCCTGGCCCTGTAAATACGTGAGTTTTATAATCTCCACATGTTAAAATACATCCACCTGTTGCTGATATAAATCTAGCTTGTTCTGTAATATCCGATGCTTTTGCTGCACCTGTTGAAACCCAACCTTGAGTTCCGTCTGCATAAACTAATGTAATAGATGTACCTGCAACTGATATTGTAAAATTATTTGCTGCTCCTTGAATGTTAGATCCATTTCTATCTATTGTAATATTATTTGTATCTGCTGTGTTTGAATAATCTTTTATAGCAACTATATCACCAGCTGTTGGTGTCGCTGGAAGTGTTACTGTAATCGCTCCACTTGTAGTATTTACAAAATACCCTGTTCCACTGACTGCTGTAAAGCCAGCCGTCTTAGCCGTTGTATCCCAGTCTACTGTTCCTGTTCTACCGAATCCTGTTTGTGTTGCTCCACAAGCAAGAGTAATATTATCTCCGCTTGTACCTAATGTAATTGTAGTTCCACATCTTTCTATATATGCAGTTCCGCATTGATTTTGAATATTGTTTACTTTAATTGTACTTGTCATAATTATTGATATTTATACCTTATTATTACAATTCCGCTACCACCATTGTTACCAGACACACCTGCTCCACCAACTGGTCCTCCTCCACCACCATTTCCACTATTTGCTGGTTCTGGACCAGGAGCAGCTGAAGCATATCCTTTACCTCCTGATGCGTAAGTAACGGGAGATGTAGAAATTGAAGTAGATACTCCAGGACCTCCTGCTCCTCCACCAGTTGGATTACCTGTATCACCACCTCCTCCTATAACTCCAACTCCACCAGCTCCACCACCACCTGCAGCGGCTCCAGCCCCACAAGGTGTTGCATAAATTGGACCTCCATTATTTCCTTGAGGAGGTGCTACGGGAGGTGTATTTCCTGTTCCTCCAGTGCCAGATGTAGGATTGTTGTAAGACCAAGCTCCTCCACCAGAACCTCCAGGATTACCAGGTCTAGTCGTACCAGGTCCTCCACCACCACCATAACCACCTCCTGCAGAAGTTATTGTTGAAAAAATTGAAGGAGATCCATTTGTTCCAGGATTTGATGTATTAACATTAAGTGCTCCACCACCGCCAACTGTAATTGGATATCCTGTTGCTGTAACAGGTAGAGAAGTGCAAGTTGCTAATGGCGATGCTGTCCAAGGAGCACCTGTTGCTTTAGATTCTCTAAAACCACCACCAGCTCCACCACCACCAGCTCCACCACCACCTCCTGCTATAACTAAATAGTCAACTGTATTAGATCCTGCAGTATTTCCTGCACATGTAACTGTGAAAGTTCCAGGTCCTGTAAAAGTATGAATTTTATAATCACCACAACAACTCACTGTTCCACCTGTTGCGGTAACAAAAGCAGGTGCGGGTAAATCTGCATCTGTTGCAGCATTTACAATTAACCAACCTTTAGTACCATCAACATAAATTAATGTTCCTGATTGACCTTCAACAGATATAGTTGCATCTGTTGATCCTCCTCCAATAGGTGAACCATTTCTTGCTATTGTTAAATTATTTGTGTCAAAAGTATTTGCGTAATCTTTAAAAGATACAATATCACCAGAACTTGGAGAGGAAGGTAAAGTCATTGTAATAGCACCTGATGAAGTGTTTATAAAATAACCTGTCCCACTTACAGCAGTAAATCCCGTTGTCTTTGCAGTTGTATCCCAATCAACAGTCCCTGTTCTTCCAAAACCTGTTTGAGTTGCACCACTTGCTAAAGTAACCGTGTCACCTGATTGACCAATCGTTAATGTTGATCCACATTGAGATGATATTTGATTAACTTCTATTTTACTCATTTAAATAATTACCAATGTTCCTGTTATCGTTTGTGTACCTGTAATGGTTACTGGTCCTGCTAAAACTCCTGAATCTAATGTTTGATCTTGATCTAATGTTGATGCATGAGTAACAACATAACCTGTTGCTTCCATCACTGGAGAAATTGTTTTCTTTGCTGGAATAGTACAGAACACATCTTTAGTTCCTGATGTAAAACTTACTGCTGCATCAGAATTAGAAGATGAAATAATAGTGTCTCTTGATAACGTGTCTGGAGTAGCATCGGTTACTGTACCAACGCCTACTTCCCATTCATTTGTACCAGAGTTTACAATGGCATAATACGTTGTATTACCATTGCCTACACCTGAGACAAAAGATTCAAAGTCTTGAGCCGCACCATCTAAGTTGAACGTACCAGTTCCAGTTGTAGTGCTGCTCTCTTTAACTCTATCGTTAATGACAAGAGCCATTACTACCTCCTTAACTAATTCTTATAATAGCTTGCGTATCATTTGCAGCAGGGAACTGAATAGTAAATGTTCCAGCAGTTGCAGTTTTGTCTCCACCGAAATCTAACACACATACTGATTTACTAGATTCAGATGTGTTATAAACTAAAGCTCCTCTAGCTGTTAAAGTAACTCCAGTAAATGATAAATCATCAAAGTCTACGAAAGCTGTTGTTCCGTTTACTGATACTAAAGCGTTCACTAATGCTCCGCCACCTGCAACATACTGACCAGTATCTCCAACTTGTCCTGAGATACCAACTGCGTATGAAGTAGTGTCTGCACCGATGGATGCAGATGAATCATATAATGCTAATTTAAATACATCACCTGTTGATGGGGCGAAGTCATGCAAACCATTTAATAAATCTTCTTTAAATGAATTTGTAATTGCGTTTGTTGTAATTGCCATTTTATTTTCTCCTTATTAATTTTGTTTATGGTGATGGTGAAGGAACCTGAACTCTAGGCACTCCATCATCGTACTCTGCTCTACGTCTTCTGCCCATTTGTTGTAAGGCAAATTCTTGTATCTCTTCATTATACTTGGTTTTATATAAGTTGTACACGTCCATCGGACCTTTTAGATAAGAAAAAGCCTCTGTTAAAACACCATGTAACAACATAGATTCTTGATATCTAGATAAATAAGTTGCGTTAGTGGAAGTAAAATGGGGTGGATCAACTATATAGTTTAATTGAACAGCGTAAGATTGGTCTGGTGTAGGAGCAACTACAATATTATTTTCATCCCAATTAGCATAGTATATTGGTTGTCCTGTGGCTCCCGAACCGTTATATTCAGAAATAAAACTGCTGTCTCTTTTCTCCATATACGTTCTTGTTCCTGAAAGATCAGTAGTGCTAAATACTTCCATAGATCTAATAATTAAAAAATCAGCTGGTGTAACAAGATATCTTTTACCTGTGTTAAAAGAAGAAGTAGCGTATTTTCTTAAATCATCATAATCAACTTTACCAGCAATATCTAGTTCTGTGTTTCTAATAAATTGATCAATTAAAGTATCAGATAATACATTAGAATCTACTTCTGTATAGTTTCTTACTTGAGTTAAAAAATCTGTATATGTGATAGTCATATTATGATATTACTATTGTAACACTCCCTGTAACTGGTTGTAATTGTCTTTGTCTATTTTGTTCAGATCCATTATCTGGCTCCATACCAGAGGACATGTATGCAAATTCTCCTGGTAAAGTTAAATTAATAGTAGTCCACATAGAACCACCTGATTGAAAAGTAAAATCTTGAGGTCTTGAATTTTGTAAAGCAATTCTATCAGCGGTAATTGTTTTTCTTCTAATCTGTGGTTGTTTAGGTTCGTATTCAGAAATATGTACTAAAGATCCGTTCCATTCTTTGACCATTTCATCATAAGGGAACTCCATTCCAGATCTATCTGAAATTGATTTAGAAAATTTTCCTGTAGCAAATCCAGCCATTACACACCATCTCCAAAATAACTTTGAGGTGAAATATATAAAGAAGTTCTTCCACCGTCTTGATCTAATGCTCTTAATAACTCATCTTCATAAATTTGTTTTAATAAAGGAATTCTATTCGGATCGTATTGAAACGATAAATAATAAGCTAATCCAGAAATCATTGCTGGAATAAATCTAAATACTATATCAGTGGTATTAGTATAAGCACCTGCGTCTTGAATTCTATT